AACGGGGGTAACTGCGTTTGTGGTCATTTTGGTCTTTCAGAGTTAAGCAAAATCAGATACGGAACTGACATCAGAAAAGTCATCCACGGCTGGCGTCAGTACCAGTGCTGGCCGTGAATCTGTAGCGGGGGCAACGTGAGGCTTGCCCTTGGTTTGGCTGTACATGGTCTTCAACTTGGGCCACTGGCGGGGGCCAATGACTTTGGCCTTGGCCAGCTTCTCAGCTGTCGTCGGGCTTATCAACTTGAAGTCGTACATCTCGGCCTCTTTCAGGCGCATGGTCTTCAGCTCAGCCTCAACGGCAGCTGGGTCGGTCCACTTGCGGTGGCCCAGCTTACCTTCCACCACCTTGTAGCCGGGCACCTCCTGGCCATCCAGTAGCCGGTGCTCAACTTCAGCGCGCACTGCCTTCACCCAGTCTTCGATCAGATCGGCCTTGGCCATGCTGGCAGCGAGCCAGTCGGAACCATCGCTGGTCAGCTCCTCTTTACCGTGCACCTGGGCTGCAGCGAACTCTTCCGGCGTAGCCACGGTGGCATCTGTGAACACCGCCTTGGCCACCTCAGCGCGCAGGGCAGGGCAGGTCGCCTTGGCGCGGCAGAACTTGCACTGCTTCTCGCCGGGCACTAGCCAGGACTGGAACTCAGCGTCGTCACCACCCTTGGCTACTTCGGCTGCGGCCTTGCGCTGGTCCACCGCGTCACCGGCTTTCGTCAAGGCCCAGTGCTCCAGCTCCGCCACGGTGCAGGACCACTCGCTAGGCGCGCTCTTGACGTTGGGCTGGTGGATCACCAGTCGTACTGTCTTGAACGGGCCGAGCAAGTCGTTCACTGCTTCAAGCGCGCCCAGGCCGTAGAGCATCATCTGCGGATTCTCGTCCGCTTCTACCACCACACCGGAGCCGTTCTTGTAGTCGTGCACCTGCAGCTCGTCACCGCGAGGCACGATGGCGTCAGCAGTGCCCCAGGCCTCGTCACGATCCACCTGTAGGTAGCGCGAGTAGTTGACCTGTTGCTCTGGCATGATGGCGGCACCACCGGCCATCTCGCGGATGTTACCGAGGGCTGTCTCCACCGCGTCGACCATACCTTCATCGACCTCGATGTCAAACCCTTCAACCTGGAAGATTCGGCCCAGGTACGCAGGTGGCTCAACACCATCGCGCAGGGCGAACTCCAGCAGCATGTGCGCTACTGTGCCTGTGGCAGCGTAGATGGAGGAGCGGTTGGGTTTCCCCTTCTCCATCACCGGCTTGCCAGGGCACAGCATCGCGGCCTCGAAGCCGCTTGCGCTGTAGGAACTGTGGCCTGCCTCAGCCATTGGCGGCCTCGTGCATGCTGACCAAGGTGCGGATCACCCCAAGGCGCTCAGCGCCACGGGTGTTGCGAGGCTTGGCGTTCCACTGGCGAGCCAGCTTGCGTTTCAGGTTTCGCGCTGGGTTGAACACCTGGAACGGGTCGCCCTTCTTCGGCAGGTTCTTCTCCCCCGCCTGCATCAGAGCGTTGACCACGTGGTCCAGCAGTTCGCTGGTGCGGCGGTTCATTTAAGAAACTCCAACTTTTTCACGGCAGCCAGCGCTTTTTCCGCTGTTTGGAACAGCAAAGCCTCCTGGGCCACCGCTTTGGCGTCAGCTATTTGCCTGTCAATCGACTGCCGCACCGCTTCACACGCGTCATCGTACTTAGCAACCACCTTACGCGCCGCAATGACTTCGACAGTTTCTTTAGGCTTGCGGCTGTTGAAAAGAGCGTATTTGGTCTGATACCCAGTCAGCTCGTTTACCCGGGCAGACAGTACGTTGTACTGAGACTGGGTTAGGTTTGGGTTTGATTTTTGGGCGGCCACGTTATGCAACCTCCAGCTCGGCCAGCTTGGCGGTCACCGCAGCCAGGGCGATTGCACGTTCTTCGGGGCTGGCTTGCTCGAAGCCTTTGAAGTTGGCAACACCCAAGGACTTCGCTACTTCACCTGCTGCCTCACGGGACTTGTTCGCCAGGGCGAACACTGCTTTCTGCAGAGTAGCGTAGTCCACGCCGGAGGAGGCAGCTGGTGCAGCGGTCGTTTCCGGTGCGGTAGCTACCGCAGCAGGCTTTGGGTCAGAAGGGCCTGCAGCTGGTGCCGTAGTGTTGGCAGGGTCCGGCTTGGAAGCAGACTGGGTAGGGGCAGTGGCCTTCGCGGACTTTGGGGGCTCCACCTTCACCGCCTTCTCGGCAGTCGGGGCAGAAAAGAAGGCCAGCAGCTCTTGCTGGTTTGCAAATTCGAGAGTGACTTTAATCACGATTTTTTCCTTGGTAGTTGAGGGGAATTGGATCAGTCCGAGCTGGACACACTGGAGCTGGAATCAGAGGAGCCCCAGTCCGAACTGGCACCGCCACCGCCGAAGTCGCCACCACCGCCAGAGACGATAGTGGCTGTGCCGAAGTTCTCGGACACCGGCAAAGTCGCGCTGGCCAAGCCGGTCAGGTCCACTGGCGTGGAGCTGGTGGCGATGCTGGACTCGGCACGCTGCACTGCAGCTGCCACTGCAGCTGCCAGCTGCACTGCAGCTGCCAGCTGGGTGGGGGCGTACACCGTTGCGCGGCGGCCCACTTCGTTGCCAATCTCGCAGGCCTTGGCGTTGGCTTCCACTTCACTGGCGTGAGTGCTGTAGCCAACGTAGTGCAGGCCGTGGTACTCGGCAACCACGTACAAGCCTTTGGCTTGCTGGTTTGGGATGTCGCGCTCGTGAGCTTCAGAGTTGATTTTGGCGATAACGTCTAGGTCTTGCATGGTCGTCTTTCTGTGGTTGACGGTTGATGAAAATAGAAACTTTATTTTAGCGGGTGCTAACAGGGAATTTAGCACTTTATTTTTAGCTGTTGCTAAACCACTACATGTGGTGTTTGTTTTGCTTGTAGGCCGCCAGTATTTTGCGCCCAGCGCCTGCAGTGAGCTTGCCATCCTTCAGTAGGCCGTGCAGTGTGGCGTCAGTCATGCCTACCAGGTCGGCAGCTTTGCGGATCGACCCGGTGTACTCGATCAGCTTGTTGACGATCACCACAAAGGGCTTCACCTGGGTGGCGTCCAGGGCGGACTTCGCGCCAGTCTTGCTGTCAAGGCGGCGCCCAGCGTTGTAGCCAGTGCGCGCAGACTCAAGGACCTCAGTGAACTTGGTCATTTTGCCTCCTTCAAGGCCACAGCGAAGCTGACTGCCTGTTCGTAAGACCCCACCAAGATGCCGTTGGGTTTACCCGGGCCGACAACCCCGTAGCGCAAACCCTCGATGGTCTCCTGAGCGAATATGACATGTGGGTAGAGGCCGCCGCAGCTGTGCTTCTGCACGCTTGAGCCATCACTGGCGTGGCCTTGGTAGACATCCTGCGAATGTGCTGCGGAACTTTCCCAGATGGCAAGACCGGTGGCCTTTATGTGACGGCCTTGCTTTATCACGATGTTGGGGTAAGGCCGGGCGTTGGCTGGGGCTCTGCTGCTCTTGGCGATAACACGGTAGTCCCAGGTCGACAGGGAGTACCAAAGGCCGTCTTCAATTTGGTGGGGCTGGAGGTAGGTTCTCATGATGTTAGACCCTGGCTGAGCCGGGTTCCGTTCAAGGTTAAAAAGTAATCGGGGTTGAATGGCAGCCACTTGTGAGCCCGAGGGCCTATCAGTGTCTGGGCGCCGGTTGTCTCGTTGACGACGGCAATACAGTCCTGGCCTAGAAGTACACATATGTGGAACAGAGCGTTGGCCACGCGCTCTGTGGAACCTGCGTGATCCGCAAGGACCACCAGGGTGTGCTCGGTGTTCGAGGCGTACCCGGCGTTGCGCAGGATGGTGAACCCACCCAGCGCCAGGTCGCGCAGGGCGGTGCCCACACCGATGTTGCTCTTGCCTTCACGGGCCAGGCCAATGTTGAGTAGGAGTCGCATATCAGGCCTGTGCAAGTTCAGCAGCGCGAGCGCGACGGGCGTAGAGCGCTTCGTACTGGGCCAGTGTATCGTTGATAAAGCGATTTTGCACTCCGCTCAGTTCATAGGTATCGCGGAAAACCTTAAGGGCTTCGTAGCCGTCATAGAAAGTCCAACCGCGAGACTCGACACGCCCGGTTTCCTTGTCCTCAAAGATCACAGCCAAGGGGCTGTACACACCGGCCTTGGGTTTGTTCCATTGGCCGGTTTTGGGGTTGAGGGTGCAAGTTACCACGCGCTGGGTCAGCTCGCCTTTAACGAACTTATCCTCTACCCAGTAGCGGATGGTGGTGCGCAGCTTGAAGCCGTAGGGGTAGTCGCCTACGTTGTAGCCGTGATCGAAGCTGGTTGCCCAGATGGTTTGAATCTTGTCCATGTCTAACTCCAGGTTTGTTTTGAACACGGCTCTATCTTAGCACGTGCTGAAACAATGTCAACAACTATTTTCGTTGTATTTTCACCACTCATATCCTGCTAAAAGAATTTAAGCACCAAGTAGAATCTCGCCTTCACCTGAAGGAGCCCCTATGAACGCAATCAAGCAGTGGATGCGCCTATCCACGACCCAGGAGCAAGAGGAACTGGCCCGTCTGGCAGGCACCTCGCGCGCCTACCTCTACCACCTGGCAGGCAACACCGACAAGTCGTACTCACGCGAGCCCCAGCCCAAGCTGGCCATCGCTATCGAGGTCGCCAGTGCCACTCTGCACAAGCGCACCAAGGGTGCTCTGCCGAAGATTTACCGCACCGACCTGGTGAGCAGCTGCCGCGAGTGTTCGTTCGCGCAGCGCTGCCTGGGCGCTGCCGCTGTGCGCAGCGACTTTCCGATTGAAGACAATGACACCCGCAACTAGGACCCGCTATGGTACTAACGCTCAACGCGCCCACGGCGCTCAAGGACCTGCCTGCCTGGCTGGTTTGGAGGTTTGAAGAGAATGGCACATCAAAACCAAGAAAAGTCCCCTATTACGCCCGAGGAGGTCGTCGCCATGGCGTCCAGGGTCGCCCTGAAGACCGGGCACAGCTCGTCACGTTCGCTGAAGCAGCGCAGGCGTGCGAAAGGCGAGGCTATTCGGGTGTTGGCTTTGCTCCATTGGCTGGGCTTAACGTGGTCGCCCTCGACTTTGACAACTGTATCGCCAGCGACGGTCAGATTCATGCTGACGTCAGCGCTGTACTTGGAGACTCCTACGCTGAACTCAGCCCAAGTGGCAAGGGAATCCGGGCGATTTTCAAAGGCCAGCTGGGCGACCTTAAGGCACACGGCGAACCCTTCGGATTCGAGACCTTCAGCACCAAAGGCTTCGTCACCATTACCGGCAACGTCCTCCCAGCTTGCGACATGCTGGGCAACGCCGACACCGTTGCAGACGTAACCCCAGCCGTTATGGCGCTGTGCCAGTCACGCTTCAAGCGTGAGCTGGCTGCCCAGTCCATAAGCGAAGAGTCGAACGAACAGCCCGTTGGCCTCACCGAGCCTCAGCTGCGCGAGTGCTTGGACGTGCTGCCTACTGACATGGATTACGACAAGTGGGTCCAGGTTGGCATGGCCATCCACCACGAGACCCAGGGCAACGGCTTCGAGCTGTGGGATGCCTGGAGCCAACAGTCACCCAAGTACACTGACCGCGAGTACGGCATAGAACGTTGGAACTCGTTTGGCAAGGGCTCAGGTAAGGTCGTCACGGCCCGTACCCTGGTGCGCATGGCAAACGAGAACGGGGCGCACATCAACCTCAACGGCCCCGCGTCCATGGACGAATTCGACAACCTGGCACCACCCCAGGACGAATTCCCGGACGAGTCTCACAACCAGCCTGTTGCTAAAAAACAACGTTTCCAGCTAGCCCAGGCTGCTGACTTTGCCAGTGGCGCCAGTCCGCGCTGGCTTATCAAGCACGTGGTGCCTGATGCTGAGCTGGTGGTCATGTTCGGGGAGTCTGGATCAGGCAAGTCGTTCATGGCGCTGGACATGGCCTTCCACATCGCTCAGGGCCTGCCGTGGCGCAACAAGAAGACGCGCAAGGGCAAGATTGTGTACATCGCTGCCGAGGGCGCTGGGGGCTTTCGCAATCGCCTCAGAGCCTATGCCTTGCACCACCAGCTCAACCTGGCTGACATCGATGTTTACATCCTGGACGCAGCGCCCAACTTCATGCTCAAGGAAGACGCACTGGACGTATGCAAGGCCGTGCTGTCACTGGGCCTGACCGACATCGCCATGGTCATCGTCGATACGTTCGCTCAGGTGATGCCAGGCGCCAATGAGAACTCAGGCGAGGACGTAGGTAAGGCACTGCGCCACGCCAAGGGCATACACAAGGCGCTCAAGTGTGCAGTGATGTTGGTACATCACGCTGGCAAGGACACCACCAAAGGTGCACGGGGCTGGTCAGGCCTACGCGCTGCAGCTGACGCCGAGATAGAGGTGCTACGCAGCGGTAACGCCAGGGCTTTGCGCCTCTCGAAGTCCAAGGACGGGGAAGATGGGACCATCTTTGGTTTCACTCTGGAGACGGTCAATCTGGACATGGACGAGGACGGTGACATCATCTCCAGCTGCGTTGTCATTGAGGCGGTGAATGCTCTTCCAGGGCCTGCCAAAGTGCGCAAAGAACTGGGACCAGTGGAGAAGATTGTGAACGATGTGATCCAAGAGTTTGCCAAGAGCCAAACTGCCGGGATTGAGTCAGATGCGGTCATCAAGGAGGCCTTATCGCGGTTCGCAAAGATAGACGACGGGCTCGAAAAAACACGTCGGGATAGGGTGCGTAGGTCCCTGGTTGGGCTCTGCAAAGGGGATGATTCACCCTACATCCTGGAAGACGATAAGACCATCACGATCCTATGAACGCGCAAAAATATGCGCGTTGGGCTTCCAACATGACCAACATCAACCAACATGGGTTCGTGTTGGTCATGTTGTGAATGTCCGAAAACCACAACACAACACAACATCGCCCTTTAGGGGATGTTGGTTGTGTTGGGTTCGGATCAGGGTCAAGTTGGTTGAAGACGTAAAAAACTGCACATTCGATCTGATGGCCCGACACGCTGGAACGAACGTGCAAAATTCTGCAAGGACTGGAAAATGACCTACAAACTGGTGTTCGTGAACGACAAAGGCAAACGCATCGGGGAGGACCACCATCGCGCCAAGTTGACCGATGCCGACGTCGAGCTGGTGTTCGAGTTGAGGGAGGCTGGGCTGAGCTATGCGCAGATCGCTGGCAAGTTCGACGACATCCCTGGCGGCATCGCCAAGTCGACGATCCGCGACATCTTGACTGGTCGTAAGCGCGCACAGGTCCCAGCGGCCACCAAACGGGTCCTGGTGCGTTCAATTGAGCTTGCCTGGGGGGTAGCTAGCCCCAACGAGTTTCCGGCGCTCTGAGGCCGTTTTAACGCGTGCGCCTAAAAGCCCTGCCCGGCCTACCATGGCGGCATGGCTTCCCACCCCTTCCCATGGCAATCCGCGTTCCTGGCTGCGCTTCGCGCGATGCCAGTCGTCCGCCATGCTTGCGATGCGGTAGGCATCAACCGCTCAACCGCATACGACCGGCGCAATGCCGACAAGGCGTTTGCTGCAGCCTGGGATGACGCCATGGCTGATGGTGTTGACCGAGCCGAGCAGGCAGCCTACAAGCGAGCTGTAGACGGCTTCGAGGAGCCCGTGATCGACAAGGGCCGACTCACCTACCGCTACGAGCGTTACACCGTCAAGCACGAGCACGCTGAGACCGGCGAGCCTGTCGAGGAGGAGAAGTGGCGCATGGTGCTGGACGACAAGGGCCAGCCCATCCCCTTGACCGTTCGCAAACACAGCGATGCGCTCCTGTCGTTGATCCTAAAAGGCAGGCGCAAAGAGGTCTACGCAGACCGCACCGAGCTGGCTGGTGTTGAGGGCCAGCCCCTGGATGTTGACCCAACAGCACGCGCTGCGCGTGTGGCACAGCTGCTCGCCTTGGCCCAACAGCGCAAAGACTTCAGCGACCTGGCATGAACGCCTCCGACCTCGCAACGCTTGAGGCGCACTTAAGCCCCGAGGAGCGCAAGGAGCTGATGGCCCTCGTGATGGCCGACATCCACGACAAGCTGTGGTCGCCACTGCCAGGTCCACAGCAGATGGCCTACGACAGCATCGCAGACGTGATCGGCTTCGGTGGCGCAGCTGGCGGTGGCAAGACCGACCTGGCGATTGGCAAGGCCATCATGCAGCATCGCGTTGCGTTCGTGGTGCGTAAGAACGGTACAGAGCACACCGGCATGGTGGATCGGTTGACCGAGTTGCTGGGCACGCGTGACGGCTTCAGCTCCAAGGATGGCATATGGCGTGGGGCTGGGCCTCGCGGTGTGCAGATCGAGTTTGGCTCACTGCCCAACCCCAAGGACGAAGAGAAGTATCGCGGTCGGCCTCACGACTTGATCATCTACGACGAGGCCACCAGCCTGGCCCAACTGCAGGTCGAGTTCCTGATGGCCTGGAACCGAACGACAACGCCAGGCCAGCGATGCCAGACGTTGCTCACGTTCAACCCACCTAGCACTGCCGAAGGGCGATGGGTCATCGAATACTTCGCACCATGGCTGGACACCAAACACCCAAACCCAGCCATGCCAGGCGAGCTGCGCTGGTTCGCAGTGATCGACGGGCAGCAGACAGAGATGCCCGACGGCGCACCGTTCATGCACAAGGGTGAGTTGATTACCCCGCGTTCACGCACGTTCATTCCATCGCGCATTTCAGACAATCCTTACCTCGTGGGAACCGGCTATATGTCACAGCTACAAGCACTGCCCGAGCCCCTGCGCAGCCAGATGCTGTATGGGTCATTCACTGCCGGTGTGCAGGACGACCCCTGGCAGGTCATCCCCACCAGCTGGGTCGAGGAGGCCCAAGCCCGTTGGAAGAAGCGCGCTCCCAAAGGCGAGATGCTGGCTATCGGTGTGGACGTTGCGCGAGGCGGCCAGGACAAGACCAGCATCGCAACGCGTCACATGGACGACAACGGCAAAGGCATGTGGTTCGACGAGCCCCACGAGTACCCAGGAAGCCAGACGCCAGATGGGCCCAAGGTGGCCGGGCTGACCATTGCCCACCGCCGTGACGATGCGCCCATCCACATCGACGTGATCGGTGTGGGTGCCAGCCCCTACGATGTGCTTAACGGGATGCGCTTGAACGTGATCGGCGTGAACGTGGCCGAGAAGGCGCGAGGCACGGATCGTTCAGGCAAGCTGCGATTCTTCAACCAACGCAGCGAGCTGTGGTGGCGCATGCGCGAGGCACTGGACCCAGCCAGCGACACTGGCATTGCCCTGCCACCAACCAAGAAACTGCTGTCGGAACTGTGCGCGCCCAAGTGGGAGGCGTCTGGTTACACCGTCAAGGTCGAAAGCCGCGACGACATCATCGAGCGGATTGGCCACAGCCCGGACATGGCCACGGCCTACATCCTGGCCTTGATGGAGACGCCGAAGGTGAGCTTCAAGATGCAACAGCAGAGCATGGAAGAGGTGCTTTCCTACGACCCAATGGCCTCACGGGGCTAGCGCGCGTGCGCTTAAACGCGCACCTGCGACCTAGAGTTCGGGCTTTACAGTACCCAACAACCTCAGAGGTATCCCCATGTGCTTTGGCGGCAATCCCCTCGTAGGTGCAGCAGTCAGCGGGCTAAATGCATCCACTGGCAGCCCGCAGGCACCGTCTGCACCTAAAGACCCCAACCTGGCCGACCTGGCCGACATGCGCAAGAAGCGTGGCGGTATGTCGGGTGGCGGTACGCTGCTCACTGGGGCAACGGGCATCGAGAACTCGCAACTTAACCTGGGGCGTAACAGCCTGTTGGGCAGCTAGCCATGCACGACATCGGAGGTGCTATTCAAGTGCTCCTTGTACTTGGCGTTTTCGGCCTTGTGTGCGCTCTTGGCTTCTCTTTGTGGGGCCTATGGTGGGTGTTTACCCACGTCACTTTTCTGATTGGCTAACACATGGCAACCGTACCGGGCTCAGGCCTCACCGAAAGGCAACGCGTACTGCAGCGCAAAGGCGCGCTGTGGCAAGAGCGCAGCTCCTGGCTAATGCACTGGCGCGAGATAAGCGAATACCAGCAGCCACGCCTTGGCCGGTACATGGTCACCGACGTGAACAAGGGCTGGAAGCGCCACAACAGCATCTACGACAACACTGCCATCGGCGCCTCGCGCACCTTGGCTGCCGGGATGATGTCAGGCATGACCAGCCCTGCACGCCCATGGTTCAAGATGGAACTGGCTGACCGCGAGCTGATGGAGTTTGGCCCAGTAAAGTCCTGGCTATTCCAGTGCACCAACCTGCTGCGCGACATCTTCGCCCGGTCCAACACCTATCGCAGCCTGCACCAGGGCTACGAGGAGCTGGGCCTGTTTGGTACGTGGGCAACCGTCGTGCTGCCCGACTTCGACAACGTGATCCACCACTACCCCATGACCATTGGGGAATACGCGATTGGCACCGACCATCGCGGTCGTGTGGACACTCTGGGCCGTGAGTTCCAGATGACCGTCGGCCAACTGGTCAAGCAGTTCGGCGTGGCCAACTGCAGCACCACGGTGCGCACCCTGTACGAGCGCAACCAGCTGGACGCCTGGGTGCCAGTGGTCCACTTGATCGAACCCAATCATGGACGTGAGCCAGGCAAGCGGGACAACCGCAACATGCCGTTCGCGTCCAACTACCTGGAGCTGGGCGGTAACGAGGACAAGTTCCTACGCCAGTCTGGCTTCAAACGTTTCCCAGGCTTGGCCCCACGTTGGGCCGTGACGGGCAACGACATCTACGGTAACAGCCCAGGCATGGAAGCTCAGGGCGATGTCAAGCAGCTACAGCACGAGCAGCTGCGCAAGTCGCAGGCGATTGACTACCAGGTCAATCCCCCACTGCAGGTGCCCACCCAGTACAAGGACGCTGCGAAGTCGCGGCTGCCAGGCGGCATCATGTTCGCTGACGTCACCCAAGCCGGTGGCGGCATCCGCTCTGCGTTCGAGGTCAACCTGGACCTGAACCACCTGCTGGAAGACATCAACGATGTACGAGGCCGCATCCGGGGTGCCTACTACGCCGACCTGTTCATGATGTTGGCCAACGACACGCGCAGCGGGATCACCGCTACCGAGGTTGCAGAGCGCCACGAAGAGAAGATGCTGATGATTGGCCCCGTGCTGGAACGCCTGCACGACGAGCTGCTGAAGCCCCTGATCGACATCACCTTCGACTACTGCGTTGAGGCAGGCATCCTGCCCCCAGCCCCGAAGGAACTGCAAGGCGTTGAGCTCAACACCGAGTTCATTTCCACACTTGCTCAGGCACAGCGGATCGTCAGCGCGCAAGGCATGGACCGACTGCTGGCTACCGTTGGCAATATCGCTGGCCTCAGCCCAGGCGTACTCGACAAGATCGACTTCGATCAGGCCATCGACGACTACGGCCAGATGTATGGTGTCAACCCAGAAATCATCGTGCCTGATGACGTGGTGGCCAAGAAGCGCGCAGATGCAGCCAAGCAGGCGCAGCTCATGCAAACCGCAGCCACGATGCCACAGACCGTCGAGACTGCGAAGACGGCAAGCGAGATTAATCCCCAGAACTTGCAAAGCGTGATGGCATCGCTGCAGGGATACAACACGCCAGGCGCGCAATAGCGTAAATCGAAAGGTAAACCATGACAGTGAGAGCAAAATTCAAAGTTGAGTCAGTCACCCACGACTCGAACGGCCATAGCGTGAAACTGATCCCAGTTTCCAGTGGCAGCGCCGAGAA